CGAAGCATAGAAATTTTTTAAGTCGACTTTGCCATTTTGAATGATTTGGTTAGGCCGCAATAAAGCAAGAGCACCCTCGTTCCTAAACGAGGGTTTTTTTTGTTCCTCATTTTAATATAAATAAAATTAATAATACATTACCAATTATAAATAAAAACAATACAATTGATGTTGTCTTGTGTTGATTTTTTTGGTAAGTTGCCTTCATAAGATTTGATAATAATTAAAAACTTTTTTAAGGAACGTGTTTATGATCTACAGATTCAAAGAAGGTAAGTCTTCTCAAGACTATATCGAAGTTCAATATCTTTCAGATAAACCTCTAACAGTACAAGAGAGAGATTGTTTAGCAATGAAAGATTATACTGCTCTTATACAAGTGGTAGAGAGATTATATAACGGTGTAACGTTTGAACAAATTATGTCATTGTTTGATAAGATTGATCCATTCGAAGCAAAGTGGGAAGAAATATTGGAAAATTTCAAGTGGGATATGGTAGTGGATACTATGGAATATTTAAGTTGGTATTGGAGAGGTCAGATTGTAAATAGGGAAATGCTAATTGATGCTTCTATTGGATTGTTGAGAGATGCTTACGAAAATAAAACTAAAACTGCAATTGGTGGGTTAGTTGCTGAATATTACGATACTGACGATACATTAGAATTAAGATTTGAATTAAGTAGTTGGGATGTTTAATTTTTTTTTGCTTAACTGTTGTCTCGTGTTGTTTTTTTTGGTAAGTTTGTATTATAAGATTTGATAATAATTAAAAACTTTTTAAGGAATAATAAAATGGCTGATAGAAAATACAATCAAGAAGAATTAGATGCTATGATAGATAGACTAAATGAGGTAATTGATCTATTAGAAAATGCTGATAGAGAAGGAGTTAATCCTGACGATTATGAAACTGAATTTGATGAAAATTATGGAGAAATTGTAAATGTGTGTGGATATGGAATGAATTCTATTGATATATTGAAGACGATGGATCCAATTGCTTATAGAGCAGCATTACTTGATTATTGTGATGGAATATCAGTACAAGATGAAGATTGGTATATAGAATTGACATTAGAGAAGGAAGAATTAGAAGAAATATTAAAACCATTCCTTTACTTATATGGATATTGATTAAAATAGCCTTATAAATGAGTTATAAGGCTTTTTAATTAAGTTGCCATATTATCACACCAATACATACATTCAAACGTATCATACAAAAAATATAACAGCAAAAAATAACATTTTTATTATCAATAACAAAGGGTTTTATATGAACTTAAATGAATATATCAATTTACTTCAACAGATAGTTGAGGAAGATCCTAAAGCAGGTGAATTAGAAGTTTATTATTCTAAAGATGAGGAAGGTAATGGATACTATCCTGTATTTGATCAATACGTAGGTGATCTTGCTTACATTTATGATGATGGAGAAGTTGCTATTTTAGATGATGAACTTGAAGAGGATGAAGAAGAATTAATCCCAAATGCAATAATAATTAATTGAGGTTACAAATGAACAATTATGCACAACTACAAAAATATAGACATATATATGCTTACATTGCACTTGAAGATGGTGAATGTGAATTTAGAGATTATGGTCCTGCTCCTAATTTCGAAGAAGAAATTATTGGTGTTAATTTCAAAAAAGGTGATTTGCTATATATAGGTCAAACTTCTTTAGGAACGAAGGCAGACTTTAATCATAGAAATGCAAGAAAGTTATATGGTAATGCAAATGGAAAAGATTTGAGATGTATGACGAGGATTAGAACTTTTCTTGAGGAATATGGTGATTTGGTAGAATTTAAAATATTAGACACTCAAAAATGTACTCAAATGATGATAGAGTGTGCTGAAAGATTTGCAATCAATTATTTCAAACCTATACTAAATCAAAATTATGATCCAGTAAAAACATCTCAAGCAAATAAAATTTATTAATTTAATGAAAAAATATGAAACAAAAAATAATATATAATGCAATTAAAACTCCTGATGGAACTATATTAGAGTCTCATAATAGACACGATTATCGTTCACATCAGGATACTACAAATGGTATGCAATATGCAGTTGATGGTGGTTTGGAATATCTGAAGAGGAATGGTCCTTCAGATTATATTGAACTTTCGAGAGTGGAGGTTGACATTGAAGAAATTCAAGATACAATCAATAAAGAAGTTAGACTTAAATTAGAACAAATGCAGGAAGCATCCAAATCTTACAGTCCTATTTCAGAATATAATTCTATTATGAATAGATATCAAGAGTTATTGGAAATGTACGATGAAGCAGAACATAAATTGAAGGATTTGATAGATGTAGTGGATGAATGTAGAGATGCTTCTGCTGATGTAATGGAAAAATATAAACAAGTGTAATTATATAAATATGAATTATCTTTGAGGAAATTTAAAATGACAAGAGCAAAATTAAAACAAATCATAAGAGAGATAGTTAAAAGTGAAACTTCTCGAAGAAGAATTACAGAACGTAAAATGAAATTAAAAGAAGGTGTTGAATTTTTTGAACCAACTGAAGAAAATTTTGAAAAATTTGATTTGGACTTTAGTGCTGCTAAAATTGGAAAAGATGGTAGTGTGTCTTATAATGACGTTTTAAAAATAGATGGTAAGTTGACTGGTGGAATTATTCCTTTCAAATTTAAAGATTGTAGCGATTGGTTTTGGGCTGATGGTGTGAACTCATTAGAAGGTGCTCCTCAGAAAGTAGGTGGTGATTTTAAACTGAGTAATTACAATGGAACAGACTTTAAAGGTGGACCTTCTAAAATAGGTGGTGAAATTGAAATTCAATATGCAAAGAATTTATCTTCAATGAAAGATGCTCCTTCTAAAGTTACAAAAATTACAATAGAGAGAGCAGCACTTAACTCATTTAAAGATATGCCGAAAGCAGAACATTATGTTATATCAGGATGTCCTATTAGTTCGTTCGATGGTCTGCCTAATAAAGTTGGATACTTATGGGTTAGAGGTTCAGGAATTAAGAGTTTCGATGGAATTCCAAAAAATGTAGGTTTCTTAAACATAGTGGATTGTCCTCTTTTTGATAAACATAAAAAATCATTATCAAAAGTAAAACCTGAAGTTGCTATTGAATGGTTAAAGGATAATGCAGGTACAACTGTAGAAAAATATAGTACTATTTAAAAAATAAAGGTGATGTATGTCTAAAATATTAGATGATAATAATGTAGAAATGCAATTTGCATATTTAACAAGCAAGATCAATTGGAATGCTATAATAGCATATGAAAAAATAATCAATCCAGACTGGCATACTTTTGAAATTCAAGGTATGATCGATACTTTTCTTGACTTGGTGAATGAGGTAGTAAGTTCTTTTAGAGAAAAACCAAGTTTATATGAAGCGTCAACTGGCAATTTCGTTGCTGAGATTGATCAACAAGGTAATTTAGGATTGAGATATGTAATAGGTAAGGCAGATTTTACTGACTTCGAAATGTAAATTGTATATTTTATAAAAAAAATAAAAAAATTCCTCCATTTGGAGGATTTTTTTTTGGTTAACTGTTGTCTTGTGTTGTTTTTTTTGGTAAGTTGCTTTTATAAAATTTAATAATAAGGAAAGACTAAAATGAGTTTAGAAAGACTTGAAAATGCTAAAAAACTGGAAAAATATGCTAAAAATGTGGAAAAAACAGGGTTAAATCTACATAATTACGATTTGTTGGGTGAAATTAGTAGAGTTTTATCAGATCATAACGATAGAGCAACTTTATTTCACATAATAGATAATGTTAAATCAACTGAAGGTAAATTTGACGTTGATAGAGAGATGTTTTTCTTAGGTAATAGTGAAATTAAGAAGGTATTGGAGAAATTTAATTTATATGGGTATTTATATAAATCATAAATGGAGATTGTAAGATGGAAGATTATACACCAAAACAATTCCTCAAGCAATTAGTAATGGGAATTAAAGAAGAAAAAGAACATACTGATGATTTAATTGAGAGAGCACAAATTGCTTTAGATCATTTGAAAGAAGATAAATTGTATTATTCAAAAATTAAAAAAGTATTAAAGGAGAATATGAAAAACAATTCAGTAGAAGTGGAATATTTAGGAACAACCTATTGGGTGAATGCTGACGATTTGAATGATAGAGAAATTAAAAAAGTTTGGGCTTTTGAAGATCCTGAAATGACAACTATTGNTAAGACAAGTAGAGGTCATTTGATGTTTGATAAAAGAGATCTAAATGGTAAGTTGAAAAAATTTTAAATTAATGAGGCAATTTATATGCTAAAGAATAAATTAAATAAATCATTTTTAAGAAAAATGATTAACGAAGTTCTTGAAGAAGATCATATATATGATAAACAATCCTACTTAGATTATATTCATAACAATATTGATTTGTTAGAGGATGAATCTAAACTAAGAAAGATATATTTGTATTTAGAGAAAAACATTAAGTAATTTTGAGAATAGATAAATAGGTTGTGTATAATGAGTTATGTAAGTCATAGAAGATTTATAAATGATACTTTGAGGGCAAATAACATATTGCCTTTTACTTCTAAGAGAAGTGGTAAAATAAATGAGTTAAATTACTCTAAAGATTTTAAGTTATCTAAATGTTTGGATAATATTACTGATGAAGAGTATCACAAAGTATTATTAAGGATAAATGATTTCTTTGATAATGAAGATCCACTCATAACTGAATATTATATTAATTTGGACAAAAAGAAATTTTCTAAGCAGGCCAATTCAAAATTGATTATTAGAACAAATGAATTAATGAATGCAATTTCAAATACAAATGTTCCAAAATTCATTTTAGATAAAAGTAATAATTATAAACTTATAAATGGAACTTTAAAATTTAAAAGTTATCAACCTTTATACGAATATTATTTTAAATCAATTGATAGGTTAGAGTTTTCATTTTATACAGAAACTTACCCAACTGATTTATTTGTGTTATATAATGATGAGTTTATAAGTAAATTTGAAGTATCTGGACGTAATATGTACGATTTATTAAATTCACTTTATGTAAACGATCAGGCTATAATTGAAGGTGAATTTTATGATGAAGCAATCAGAATAAAGCAGATGATAACTTTATTCAACAAAGGTACAATAAAAATACCTCTTGAAAAATAAATGTTGTCTCGTGTTGTTTTTTTTCGGATATTACTGAGGTAATGGTTTATGGAGTGGAGGATAATAATATAATATTATTATTATTATTATTATTATTATTAATTTAATTAAGGGTGAATTAATGAGTAGAGTTAAAAATACTTTAGATACTATAATTGATAAAGAAAAACAAATGATAACAGTTAGAGATGTTAAAAGAGATTATGATGTATATAGCGTTCATTATAAAACAAAGCAACAGAAAACTATAAATGATGAAGAAGGTTTATGTTTTGATGATGCTAAGGTATATTGTGATTATTTATTAGGTGCTTTAAAGAATTTATTATATATGGAATAATAACATAGGGAAATATATGAGAATAGACAGTAAGATTAAAAAAGTAGTAGAAAGATATCCAAAATGTATAGTAGTGAGAGATTTGGAAAATAATTTTTTTATTGATGATGGAAATGGAAATAACTTAAATGAAAAATATATGGTTCCACATCTTAATGATATAGATAATTTATGGAATCAATTTTATGAAAGTTTCAAAATAAATAATCAAATTGAAACTGATAGTAGAATAAACAACAATATAGATATTAATTATAATTTTTAGGAAAAGGAAATGGCAGAAATTACAAAAGAAGAAATGTATCAAAAGATTTTAAACAATCCAAATTTGAACAATTTTATTTCTCAGGAAGAGCAACTTCAATTTTACAATTATTTATTTGGATTAGGTGTTAATCCTTTCCAACATTCTATATTGGAAAATAATTTTGGAAATGGAGCATTTGTAGGATACAGTTTATCTGAAAATATAAGACCTCAGTTGGATTACAATAATTCTGGATTACAACAATATGTTGGTATTGATTGGAGACAAGATTGTGTGGATGCTTGCAATTGGTATTATGATATTTTAGAAAATGTCAATTTTACAAATAAAGACATTACAGAATTTGAAGATAATAGTTTTGATTGGTCAATTGCTGTTCATAATTTTTTATATCTTACAACTGAAGGTGAAGATGCTTTTGAAAGAACTCATTCTTTTGTATTGGAGCAAGTTAACAATTTATATAATGTTAGTAAATTGGGTGTTGTATTTTCAATGTTAAAAAATAAAATGGATATGGAAGGACTGTATGTTCCAAATAGGCCAAATTTATATGATAATTTATTATCAATAACAGATAATATATCTATTGCTGATAATATTACAGATAATATTTATTTTATAATTTTACATAAATAAAATGAGCAATAAACTGCTCCACATTTTTTGAGGATAAAATAATGTTTAAATATATCGTATTGTTAACATCACTTATATTAGCATCTGTTGCTGCTTACTATTCTGTTTTTGGATTATCACATTTATTTGCAGGAGCATTTTATGCTGTAGTAATAATGGCTTCAACTATTGAATTGGCAAAATTAATATCAGCATCTCTTTTAAAAAATTATTGGAATAATTTAAGTAATTTTATAAAAGTATATTTGTTGATTGGAACTGTTAGTATTATGATATTAACTTCTGCAGGTATTTATGGATTTTTAACAAGTGCTTATCAAAATACAATAAATGCAAAGTCAGTTTCTGATGTATTAATACAAAATGCAGAATTTAAAAAGAATACATTCTTATCTCAAATTCAATCTGAACAATCAAATATTAGCAGACTTGAAAATCGAATTAATTCATTAAATAATATTAGAATTAATCAAGAAACGAGATTGGACAGTTTATATCAAAGGAGATATGTTTCAACTGCCAAAAGAGTTGAGGATGAAATAAACAAAGCAACTGCAGAAATTCAAGAAGCAAATAATTTAATTCAAAGTTCAAATAACATTATCAAGCAATACAATGATTCAATAATCAATTATGAAATAAAAATAGTAGAATATAAAACTAATGATGTTGCTGCAGAATTAGGACCTCTAATATACATATCAGAATTGACTGGATTAGAAATGAACGTAATAATAAATTATTTTGTATTGTTGATTATATTTGTATTTGATCCTATGGCAATAATTTTATTGGTGAGTTTCAATATAATAAGAGATATTGAAAATGAAAAAAGTGAATTGCAAGATTTGGAATACTTGAATGAACAATATGAAGATGAAGATGAAGATGAAGATGAAGATGAAGATGAAGATGAAGATGAAGAGCATGAAGGATTTAAAAATGAGCATTTAACTGAAGACCTTGAAGATTCTAATGATGAATCAGCAGAAGAGATAGTTGAAAAACTTCAAAATGATTTATCTGGTAGTGGAGTTACAGATCCACCAATATCTTCAAGTAACGTACCACTCAATCTCAAACTCGAACATAGAGATATAAAAAGACCTTACTCAAATGCAGGTTCAGAAGTAAGGGCAAAATAATTGTTGCATATATGAATTTTTTTTTGTATATTACATTTTGATAAAAATAATTTAAGGAAATGATATGAACGTTTATGGTGAAGAAATTGACAACAAAATAGAGAAAAATAACATTCACGTTATTGACAAAGATAAAGAAGTTGAGTTAAAAGATTATCAGTTAATCAAGCAAGAAGAGATTTTAAACTGGCACTTGGATAGTGACGATGGTATCATATTTCTTAGTGATGAAATATGCGAACACTTAGTTTCTGAAATAATGAGAGAAGTAATTTATATTAGAAAACTCAATCCTGAGTTAAAACAACTTACTATGATAATTGATTCGCCAGGTGGTTCTGTCCACTCTATGCTTGCAATAGTGGACTATTTCAAAAGTTTAGACATTAAAGTAAATGTAGTGTGTAGGGGTATTGCAATGTCAGCAGCAGCAGTTATATTTGCTTGTGCTACTGGAAAAAGATACATCAGTAAACACAGTACTATGATGTTTCACGAAATAAGTTCTTTCAATTATGGTAAAGCAAAAGATATGAAGTCTAATATGAAATATACTGAAATGTTAGAAAAATGGGTATATGAATTATTGGCTGAACACTCTAACAAAGATATAAAATTCTGGCAAGAAAAAATGATTCAAGATTATTATATTGATGCTCAAACTGCTGTTGAATTAGGAGTTGCTGATCACATTATTTAATAATGGATATAATTATAAGGATGAATATTTTAAAAAATAAATTTATCATTACTATTTTCGTAGTATTTTTAATTTTATTACTATCTAATAGAAATGTATCTAATCCAATAGAAACTTCTTATCAGTCTTTACCAAAAGTGGAAAGCAATAATAAGAAAGTAGAAGTAAAAATAATGAAAAGAAATTTGGATAAATTGATAAAAGTACTAATAAGAATTGAAAGTAATGGAAATGTAAATGCTGTAAATAAAATAACTGGTGCTTCAGGTTGTTTGCAAATATTACCAATAATGGTAGAGGAAGTAAATAGAATTAGTAAAATAAAAAAATACAATTTAAAATTTGAATGGGATGATGTGTGGGATTTACAAAAATCTATTATGATGTTTAAAATTTATACTAATTTTTATTCAAAAAATGAATCTTATGAGGTTATTTCTAAAAGATGGAATGGTGGACCTACTGGAGAGATGAAGCAATCAACTGAAGATTATTGGAATAGAGTTCAAAGATATTTATACAAATAGGAGTTAAACAAATGTGGTTTTATATAGCATTAAGTTCGATAATATTAAATGTACTGACAATTTATATTTTAATAGTTAAATTCAAATTAATAGATAAGCAATCTGAATATATTTCTGATTTAGAGGATATGCTCGTTTTGTTAAATGATAGAATTAAACAAACATATACTAAAATGATGCAAATTGATACAGCAGGATATTATAAAAATTCAGACTATACTGGTATGATATTTAGATCATTGAAAGAACAGATAGAAGTTATGTGGAATTTTGTACAAGAACAGATGAGTAAGGATGATGATGGAAGTAACTAATAAAAAATACAAAAGAAAGAAATCAAATAGACAACCTTATTTCAACATAGATACACAAAACGCAATAATTGAATATTGCAATACAAATGATCATAAATTGAGAGAAGATATTTTCAGGAGTAGAATTTATCCTGCACTATCTAAGTTGGTAGAATTTAGTTTAAGAGTTTATCCTTGGGATGCTTATTTAAAACTAACATCTTATGAGGAAGCACATTCTGAAATTGTATCTTATTTAGTTATTAAGTTAAACAAGTATGATCCTAATAGAGGAAGTTTAGCATATTCTTATTTTAATAGAATTGTTAAAAATTTACTAATTGCATATAACATTAAAGCACAAAAAGAGTTAGAAACAAAAGCAGAAGTTGATTTAATAGATACTTCGAGAGATCTTGATAATGAATTTTACACTGAAAAAGTTAAAGATGAATTACAATTATTTTTTGAATTATATATTAAAAAACTGAGTGATAATTTATCTGAACATTTTAGTACTAAATCAGAAATGATGATTGCTGATAGTTTGTTAGAGATATTCAAATACAGAAATGATTTAGATTTTATTTTTGATAAAAAGACTATTTATATGATAGTGAGAGATATGACAAATCAAAGGATTGAAACCATCACACCAGTTGTAAAGAAAATGAAACAGTACTTTATTGATTATAAAAGATTTTACGATACTAACCATCATTTAGATGTTTCAGGGAGTTACTTTTAATGGAAACTTTAGATAAGGATAGTCCACTTTTTGGCAAAACGACTTTTTCAGATATAAGCAAAAGTATATATACGAAATCTAATAAAAGATCAGTTGCAACAAGTGCTTTGATAGAGCAATTGACTGGTTTAATATCTAAACCATCAGATGCAACCTTTGTCGTTCCTTTGATAAATGATTTGATGGCTACAGATACGAAAGCAATAGATCTCCAAGTAAAATTATTGACTGTATTACAAAGGTTGATTGCTGTTGATGTTAAAACTACTGGAGGTAGTGGAAATAATTTAACTGAATTTGAATTAGATGAATTATTAAAATTAAGAAGTGCAAGTGAAGATGAGTTGGCCTTATTAGAAGAACGTAATTCTGAAGAAGATAGCGAACCTCTTTTAGAATTAAAGGCTGATTTAGTGAAGGACAAATTAAAAAAAATGGATGAAGAGTAATGCCTGAAAAAAAAGCCACCAGTCAAAATTTCAAATACACTTATGGTTCTGACAACTTTGAACTTATAAGGGCAGAAGTTATATCTATAAATTATAAAGATCAAGATGAACAAGGAAGAGTAAATGCAAACAATTATAGTTTGTATGTTAGACCTTTAACAATAGGTCAAGGTGGTGCTGCTGAAGATCAAATTAGAGCAAGACCTCTCGATACTAACATTAAAAGAATACCATTAATACACGAAGTAGTATTGATATTGAAAGGACCTACCTCCTTTCATAGTTCTATGGGAACTGAGAATACAAATTATTATCTTAACACATTTGCACTTCAAAATACTGTCCATATAAATGGATTGCCTGGATTACAAGAAATTACAGTTTCATCATCTAAAACTGACACAAGTGAACAACAAGCAGGATTAATAGAAGATACATCTAAAAAATCAGAACCAATATTTTCTAACTCTATACCAAGTGATTTGCCAGTAAATGCATTACAACCTTATGCTGGTGATGTTTTAATGGAAGGGAGATTTGGTTCAAGTATTAGACTTGGATCAACAATAAAGTTTGATGAAGATTTATATAATTTAGAACCTTATTTCTCTAAAGGCAAAGGTCAAGAAAATGATCCATTACTAATAATAGCAAACGGTAGGAAGAAAAATGGAACTTATGGTAAATTCATTGTAGAAAATAATACTAACGATTTAGTATCACTTGCAATGACTTCAACTCAAAAATATAACTTTAAAATAGATAACAAATATATTGGTGCTGCTAAAAGATTAAAAATTGATTATTTTGATTCTGATAAATTAACTGGTGCTCAAGCAGTTTTACATTCTCAAGGTAGAATAATGTTAAGTACTTTGGGAAAAGAAATATCACTTATGGCTAATGATGGAGTGGTGTTATCTTCAAATTCTTCAATATCACTTGATGCAGGTCAAGATGTTGAAATAGGAAATGCTAAAAGAATTAATTTAGGATTAGATGCTAAACATCCAGTACCATTAGGTGATGATTTAGTTGATTTGTTAAAAGAATTAACACAAGAATTATCAAATTTATGTAGTCAACTTTCAATCGAAACTCACATCTCTCCTACTGGACCTACTACCCCACCAGCAAATGCTTCTGAATATATTAGAATTGGTGGTAAGATACAATCCATAGGACAAAAATTACCAACAGTATTATCTGAACTTGTTTTCTTAAATAAAAAAGAAAATATGGGAACTGCAAGCATTCTTACATATGAAGAATTAGAACGTTCTGAATACAGTGGTAATGGAGCATCAAGAGGAGAAGGTGGTAGTAGTGGTGGTTCTGGTGGTGGAAGTACATCCTCAGGAAAACCAATAAATAGACCTCCTACAGACTGTACTGGTAAACCTCCAGAACCACCTCAGGATGTAGTGGAGGCTATGAGAACATTTGGAATAACTACACCATTACAACGTGCTCATTTCTTAGCACAAGTTGCACACGAATCAGGAAATTTCAGATATAAAAAGGAGAATTTGAATTATTCTGCAGAAGGATTAAATAACGTATTTCCTAAGTATTTTATGAATGCAACACCTCCAAGAGATGCTACAAAGTACCACCGTAAACCTGAAAAAATAGCAAGTGTAGTTTATGCTAACAGGATGGGAAATGGAAGTATTGCATCAGGTGAAGGATGGAAGTACAGAGGTAGAGGATATATGCAATTGACTGGAAAAAATAATTATACTCAGTTTAATAAATCAGTTCCAGATGACGTTGTTAGAAATCCAGATTTAGTTGAAACTAAATATGCAGGTGCTACTGCTGGTTGGTTTTGGCAGTCAAGGAATTTAAACAGTTTAGCAGTTGACGATACTAACAATACAGTTGCAAGAATTACTAAAAAAGTTAATGGTGGACTAAATGGGATAGATCATAGAGAATTGCTGTTTTGTCAATATTGGAGAGTATTAAAAGAAGACCCTACCAAATGGTCTTAATTTTTTTTTACATTGTAAATAAAAATATGGAGTATTTATATAAATGGAAAATAGTAATAAAAATAAAAAATCAGTTAGACAGATAATAAGAGAAGAATTGAAAGACATAAAACAATTACTTGTAATTCAAAATGAGATAATTGCTGAACAACAAAAAGCATTAGATCAATTGAGAAATGGAGGTAACGTAATAACTGAAAATCAAGATAGAATTTTCGATTCTTCGATGGCAAGAAATTTTCCTTCTATTAGGGAAAGAATTATGCCTAATGGCAATCCTAACTTAAATGTTCCAATTCAATTTGATAATCAAAATGAAGATGATTTAAAATTGCAACACAATATCAATAGGGCATTAAAATCAGGAGATGAAACTACATTAAAAAATATAGAAGCAGTTACAAAAAATATCAATAGAGATTATTCTGCTATATTTAAGAAAAAGTAATAAATGAAAGAACGTAATACATATAATTATAACCCTCTTGATTTAGAAATAGACAGAGCAATAGGAATAAAATTACCTATTATGGATGATAATAGTAATTTTATATTATCATACACTTCTGAAGAACAAGCAATAACCAACTTAAAGAATTTATTACTTACTGGTAAAGGTGAGAGGATTATGTTACCTGATTTTGGAACTCTTATTAGAGAAAAGTTATTTGAGAATATTAATGATGACGTGATAGATGATTTAAGAGATGACGTATCTCAAGCAATTGCATTTTGGACACCTTACATTAATGTTTTAGATTTAAGGATATATACGAGAGTTTTAGATTTATCTAATAATTATTATGAAACAAACAATACAATATTTATAGATATAACATTTAGTGTATCACCATACAACAATGAATTTACTATAAGAGTATTTAATCAAGGTACAACGTTAGGGATAACTGAGGAAAATTAATGGCTAATGTAAGGAAGAATATTAATTACTTAAATAAAGATTTTGGACAATTAAGATCTAATTTAATTGATTTTACAAAAATTTATTTTCCTAATACATTTAATGATTATACAGAAGCAGATCCTGGAATGATGTTTATTGAGCAAGCATCATACGTTGGAGATGTATTGAATTATTATATGGATATAAATTTAAAAGAGTCTATTTTTACAGAAGCAGAAGAACTTCCAAATGTTTTTGCTCATTCGAGAGCAAGAGGTTATAAACCTAAGAATGCAGTACCTGCATCAGTAACATTAGATGTATATCAAATAGTCCCTTCAATAGGAAGTGGAGATGACGTTAGACCTGATTACAATTATGCCTTAAGGATTAATGAAGGTATGGTTGCAAATTCAACAAATCCAGTTGCATTTTTTAGAACTGTTGAACCAGTCGACTTTGCATACTCTTCTTCTTATAGTCCCACAGATGTGAGTGTTTATCAAGTAAATGGTCAAATTCCTGAATACTATTTATTGAAGAAAAAAGTAAATGCTATATCAGGTCAAATCATTACTAAAACGTTTTCTTTTGGTCCACCCAAACAATATGATAAAATAGAACTGACAGATGAAAATATAATCGAAGTAATAGATATTTATGATGAAGATGGTAATAGATGGTATGAAGTCCCTTATTTAGCACAAGAAACTATAATTGAAAATGTAGAAAATTCTCCAAGAAATAATACAGAATTCCACCAGCATAGAGATAGAACACCTTATATGATGAATATTAGAAAAGTATCGAGAAGATTTATAACTAATGTAACTTCAAGAAATATAGTGGAAATACAATTTGGTGCTGGTATAAGTTCTGAGTTGGATGAGGATATTGTACCTAATCCTGATTTAGTAGGTTCTGAGTTAGTTGATGTATCAAGAATAGTTTCTGAAAATATAGATCCTTCTAATTTTTTAAAAACAAGAAGTTATGGATTAGCACCTGCCAACACTACATTAACAGTTAGATATACAGTAGGTGGTGGAGTAACTGACAATGTTAGATCAAATAGTATAACTGAAATATATGAATTGCCCACTTCAATAGAAGATAGAAATTTAGATAGTGTATTGTTATCTTATGTAAGAAATTCAGTAAGAGTTAATAATCCAAATGCTGCTACTGGTGCAAAATCGAAAGAGTCTATTGATGAAATTAAAAACCAATCTATGGCTTATTTCTCAACCCAAGATAGAATGGTAACTAAGGAAGATTATGTGATTAGGTCTTATGCTATGCCACAAAGATTTGGTTCTGTTGCAAAATCATATGTGATAAAAGATGATTTGTTAAATATGGAAGTTAATCTAAATGGGCTAAATGATAGAGTGTCAAATCCTTATGGTATAAACTTATACACTTTAGGATATGATCATAATGGAAACTTAACTAAGTTGAATAATGCAACTAAAACAAACCTAATGACTTATCTTGATTATCATAGATTAATGACTGACAGTATAAATATAAAAGATGCTTACATCATTAATATTGGAGTTGATTTTGAAATAATAATAAGACCTAACTATAATGGTAATGAAGTATTACTAAGATGTATAGATATGTTAAAGAAGATGTTTGACATTCGTAAATGGCAAATAAATCAACCAATTATGCTAAATAACGTATATACTGAAATTGATAAAATAGAAGGTGTACAATCAGTAGTAAATGTATCTATTCAAAATTATTGGGATGAAGATTTAGGTTATTCTGGTAATATATATGACATACCTTCAAGCACAAGAGAAGGTATTATTTATCCAAGTATGGATCCAAGCATATTTGAAGTTAAATTTCCAAATAGTGACATTAAAGGTATGGTAAAGAATTTGGGAATATAAATGAAGCAACCTCACATTATACCAATAAGTGATACAGTATATCAACTAAATGAAGATTACGAATATGCGTGGATAACTAATAATGTAGTCAATAAGATTAAAGTACCAAAGGGATTTAGATATGATGGAGCAACTGTTCCAAGAATATTATGGAGCATAACTGGAATATTACCTGATGGTCCTCATAGAGCAGGTACTCTCGTGCACGATTGGATATATAAGTTTGAAGGAAATTTACCTGAAGGTTCTCACACCTTTATATCTTACAATGAATATAACTTAACACCTAACTTTCACAAAGTAATTGGAAAATGGTCAAGAAAAGATGCTGACAAATTAGCAAGAAAAATGTGGGTTGAAGCAGGTGTGAAAAGTAGCAATCTAATGTATTTATTCGTAAGAATATTTGGTTTCTTTTTTTGGAAACAATTATAATACTGAGGATAAATCGATGCTAAATGATTGCGTCATTTCAAGATTTCACGATAAAGAAACACACGATACTATTCTTTTTAAGAATAGGGATAGAGCATACAACCCAATACTTGAAATAGTAAGGGAATACAGAGATAATATTGAAATTGTATATATGAGAGATGTCGTAACTGATTGGTCAGAAGGTTTGAATTCAAAAGGAGTTGGTATATTGAATTCAGCCCTATCAGTTGGATATGATGAGAATGAAAAAATTATTGTAAAGAAAACAGGTAAAAAATCTAAAGATGGTAAAGTTATTAGAAATGCCTTATATCAACCTTCATTTAAAGAATCTGTTAAATCTCTATTGAATTTTGAAAGTGGTGTGAGAGGTCATACTATTATTTCAAAACCTGACAAATATATAATAATAGAATCGACAAGTAAACATAATCCTAAAATTAAAGGATCTAATGAAATGAACAATATAGTTAGAACTAATCACGGTTTCTTCCACGTTAGTGCAGGATATACTGAAGGTGATAATTATTTAAGTTCAAAAGTAAGAAAAGATAAATCACTCGAAGTAGTTTCAAGTGTAAAAAATTATAAAGATTTGCCTGCTGCCATAAGAAAGAATTTTTACAATTATGGTCAACTTAATCCAGTTAGAAATTCTGGTAAAATATACACCACAAGTCAGACTATGATGAATTTAGATAAATTAGAATTTAATTTATATCTTTTGGAGGGCAAATATGAGGAGTTTCAAGGTGTAAGAAATGTAAATATACCACAAGGATATGATAATCAAATTAAAATTAATGTTTACCAAGTGAAGAGGAAATAATAATGAGAGTTACAAAATCTGAATTAAGAAATATGATAAAGGAAGAATTAGGTAGAACTAAATCCTTAAATGAAGGTTTTGATGTGGATAGAATAATGGAGAAAATTTCTGAGGTGATGGAAGAAGAAGGTTGTCATCCTTACACATTTGAGATGGCATATGATGAACCTGATGCATATGATGGTTACGTAGATGATAGAACTATGAAAATGATTAATAAATTATATGCTGATTTAGAGAAATCACTTACAAATTATTTGAAATTTACAAGTAAAATTAATTTATAATATAAATTCCACACGGTCCAAAAAAACTACTGAACAAGTTACGTTTGGTAGTTTTTTTTATATTTTTATATTTATAACTAAATAAAAACTTAATGGTAATGTTATGAAAACTTTTATATATCCAACTAAAGATACTTCCATATATGAGGATGCACCTTACAAAAACACAGGTATTGATCAAGTTTTAGAATTAAGACA